CGGCAATCGAGACATGGCCACCTTGTGCATCGCCCATGTGCCAAGTGACGGGGGGCGTCCAACAGGATACTTCTCGGGGTCTTCGCCAATGCGGTTCGCAACACGAAGGTCGCGATCACTGGCCGAACAACGGGGTCGCTTGACCACAAAGCCCAGCTCCGGTGAATCCACATCGACGACATCCTCTTCATCAGGTGCACGCACCGATGGAAGCCCTATGCCGCCCCACGCCTCCGGAACAAACCACGGAACGTGTACTTTATCCAAAATCTCCCGATGGTGTACTATAAACTCGCGCAAAAGCGCATTTTTCAAATCATCTGGCCCTGACCGGACGAGCTCACGACATCGCGCCCCTAAAGAGACGCGTTCATCAGCCACAGCCTCCGCACCCAGTTTTTCACCCGACCTCTTCAGGCCGAACAATAATCCCAAGTTAACGTAAGCCACAGGAGTGAAATGTCGGCCCCGAATAACATTCTTGCCTTTGCGGGAGTCAACACTGTTGGCTGCTGCATCGGAATATATGAAATTCGCCGAATTTACCTGGGCAAAATAACGAGAAAAGAAAAACTTTCCCAACGACGGAGAAAGTCCCCCAAAGCTTGTAATACGTTTCCATATGGCCAATCCTTCTCGGGTAGTCTTGAAAAGACAGTCGTCACCATTAATGAGCAAAGTCGAATCGCTCAAAGTAATGGTTTTCCGGAACGCAAGTTCTAGAGACCAACGACACATCGCAGCGTTTGCGATACAGAGAACAGGAAAGGACACAACGGAACCCATCAGTTGTCCCCACCGTTGTGGTGTAATGTTACCCTCGTCATCCACGAATTCATGCCGCGTAAGCGACCTAACAAAAAGAAGCGCCTCGTCATCGGACAGACTACACGTACGAACAAGTTCGTTCGCGATGGTCTCCGACACCCAAGGTGCCAAGTTGTCTGTGGCATTCGAATAATCACCGGATAAAAAGGCCTGTCCCGGCGCGAGTTTCGCGCCTAGACGGTCCTGTAAAAACCAATGGTCGACCGGCTGGCCAACTAAACGAAAGGTCGGATGTTTCTTAAGCACCGACCAAAGAAATTTCTGCAAAGGACGCAAGACGAAACCGGTGTAAGCCGGTCCCTTTGTAATGACCCGAATTTTCAAACTTTCCGCAAGGCCGACGGGTCGCACAAGTGCGGGTTCGTCAACTGCCAGGCGCAAAGCCCTAGAATAGAGGTCCCTATATTGTCCTTCAAGAAGCCTAGAGTCAGCGTAAACGCTGGCCCGTAGGTTATCCTTGCCAATGTATTCATCTTCAAAATCCAAAAGTTCCTTCCCACCGACCGAGAAGTCGACAAGACTGGGGCCCGTCGGTCCGTTAAACGGAGTCGTCGAGAGACCAGCCGAGTCGGCTAATCGCTGCAGGCGGTTAACGCCACCCCCCTGTAAGAGAGTGTCATCAAAAGTAGCTTTAGTGGTCGGCATGTACAAGTGTTGCCGGTGTGAATCAGAGTATGTATGACCGCGAAAGAGCTCACGAACCGTACGGCGGAGCTCATTTTGCATGTTCGCAACCGACAAATGGCACTCCACGTTCGCAAGCGAAGCGTGGTGCTCATCTATGTCGGCCCAGTCAATTAGCGGAATGAAAGCCTTGTGATCTACCTTTTGTTCAGTCGTCAGTGCGAGCACCGACTTTTGAACTTGGGCGTCTACCATGGCCTTCGACGGTCGCGGACAGCCCTTCTTGAGTTGACTAACCGAAGTGAGAAATGAATCTCGCAAGGGTCCTCGAAGAATCTGCTTAACGAATCGTCCAGCTATACCTGTACACAATAGTGAAGGGGTGTCGTGAAAAATCAACACGTCGAACGGCGCCGGGGGCGGAGTGTCCAATTGAGGTGTATGGGAATGAAAGAAAGCGGCGAATTTGTACTTCGCAAACTTCATCCAGCCATGCTCACCGCATGATTTGGAACCGCTGAGCCAGTGCTCGACAGTCGAACGAAACGATTTGGCGACTCGTGTACCCAGCGAACTGAGAGAGTCACGACGAACCATTCCGTGAATTTCCAACAACGTGAAGAGAGCATCAATGCACTGCTCAACACACACATCATCAGATACCAATACCTTAGCGGCGCGTTTGGTGGCAGTCTTGGACCGCCCAGAACGCACACCGCGAGGGACACCGGCTTTCGCCGGTCGGGGTGAAACCGAAAGCACAGGCTCTGCCGTGCGAGGTCCACTCCGTTTGGAATCCGATGAATCAACGGGCGCAGCTGCGCCCAAGGGGAGATCAGAACCAGCCGAAGCCAGTGCTGAGTTTTGCGTCTTTCCTACCATCTTGGACGGTCGAACCCTGTTTGACCGAGAGTTCAACGAAGAAGCTTGCTTGCAAGCCGAGACGGGTCCTTATCAGGAGGCCGGCTTAGCAAGTGAGTAAAATCGAAC